TTTCGCTTGCAATATGACTTGTATCAAACTGTTCACGAACACCAAGTCCTCTACTACCACTTTTCTTATTGACTTCTTGGTGTCCTCGTAGTAACCCATCAATTGCACCACCGATTTCACCAATGTCTTTACAGGTATCTATGTTTGATTTTATGAAATCTACACTCGACTTAACTAATGCGATTCCGGCTAGTATTTCTGCTATGGGCATGATCTCTCCTCTATCCCCTCTCCAAGGGCCTAAGTTAGTTTACTTCTTCTTATTTACTATTGCTTGTGCACCAAAAAAAGCAGCCACAATAGCCGCAACTGATACAAAGTATACACTTGCCATACTTCCAAGTATTTTACTTGCTTCAGTAAGTCCTATGCCTACTGCAATTACAACTGCAAATGGGTACAATAACATACCAAAAAGTGCAAACCATGCCATTTTCCGTTGTGCATCTCGCATTGCATCTGCATCTTCTAATTCTTTTCTTTTGAACTCTAAATCCATCTCATATTCTGCTAAAGAAATATGCCCATCACCATTTAAATCTTTTGCAGCAACTGCTGGATCTACTGTCTTTTTAATTTCATCCACTTGAATCTCCTCGATCTCTACTTATAGGTATTTATCGAGTATACGGGAATATGCTTAGTTTTTATTTTTGAGGGTTTCGATTTCAGACTTGTTTTTTTCAATAATACTTTTGTTTGCTTCAATAGCATTGTTCTGTGCTTTATCGATCATTTCTTGAATACGTCTACCTTTTTCAGCATCTGTATCTAAGTGTAAGTTTTTATTGATTATTTTTTCAAGTTTTAGGGTATGTATTTTATCATTTTGTATAAAACGCCAAGTGTATCCTTTTTTACTGTATACACCGAATACTGTTTCACGAAGACCTATCTTAACAATAATAGCATCTTCATCGTTTAGTATTATAGAGTCGCCTTCGTTAAATGCAGGATTCATCTTAAACTTTATACCTTGCATCATGTTAGTAGCAAAATCCTTAAACCAAAATGCTACACTAATGGATATTAGTATTGCTATCCATGGCAATAAAAATGTAGTAACATCTAGTCCTAGTTTATCAAATACGTCCATGCATATATTTATTCATTTAAAATTTCTATAACTTAGGTTCTAGTTGTTTGATTCGCTCATCTAAGTTATTAATTTTTTCGTCTATAACTGTATCGTCTATTTCTAACTCTTGATTGTTCCATTTATTGTTTACACTTACAAGTAGTTTTTGGACTGTAACTAAATCTTTTTGTAACTTTACTATTTTTTTGTATTGGTCAGAGTTTTGTAATTCTAACATTTCTATCATTATTGCAATTCTAGGATGAACTTTTTTCCATGCATCCTTATCTTGATTAAGCCAAGTCCATCCGTATCTATCTCTAAAAAAATCTATACTTTTATCAAATTTTGAGTAGCACCATAAGCCAGCCCTAGTATCTTTAATGTAAAATAAAAAAGCAGCACCAAATAATGATCCTGCTATTCCTGTATAAATCCACAACCTATCTGTTGCCATACTTGTTATCATATCCCACATATCTTACTCCTTGTATATCTTGTCTAGTATATCTATTTCTATTATTTCAAATTCCATTGGGGTTTCGCTAACTAGTAAAAACTCTCGTCCGTCTACTGTTGTGCCTGATAACCTAGTAGGTTTCTTACTACTAAATTCGTCAACATTATATGTTTTTTCTTTTCCCATATGGTTTACTGTTAGTCTCTGATCCGGATCGAACCAAAGTTTAATTCTTTTCCACTTGTCCATAGGCTTCTCTTATCTCTTTAATAGTTCTAAAACATCCTACACATATACCTTTATCATTAAGGCGGCATACACCTATGCATGGAGTATTCATTCTTCTGGTACTGTGTTATCAGTACACCTATCACATCTACAACTTGGACATACGATTATCATTGCTTCGCCTTCGCAAAACTCTTTCTTTAGTGGAGTGCCGCAATGACTGTAATGACCACAGTTTTGACAACTTTGTGATTGATAATCTAATATACTCATTAAAATATATCCCATCTTTTCTTAACTTTACCTTGTTTTGCTTTTGCTCTTTCATTAGATTCTTGAATTTCTTTATTTGCTTTAGAAATAGCCTCATCAGCACCTTTGTAATATGCTTCGTATGCCGCAATTATAGACTTTTGTTGTTGTACATAAGCACGAATATCACTAAAGTTTAATCCAAGATTAGCATAACCTTTATCTGTTAATCCAAATATTGCAATAGGTCTACCACTTTTTTTTATATCTTCGAATACTTGTTTATAATTTTCTTCAGTAACTATAACCCATTTAACTTCTCTCATCTTAAGAAGGTCTGCATCTGGTAATGTTAGTTTTGGTTTTTCTACTGGCTTCGCCGAGACTTCTAATTTCTCAGGCATTGAACCACAACTACTGAGTAGCAGTATTGCCAGGCCACAACCAAGGACACTCTTTATTAAATGTCTTTGCATCTTTTGCTTCCTTCTCTTTATCATTTATAGGTGCACCACTTAATAATTCAAAACACCTTCCAGCATTATTTGTGCCTCTATTAACTGCATTTTCTATCTTTTCTGTTTTTTCAACTGCTAGTAAACCTAAATCATCCATCTTAGCCAGTTTACTTGCTAGGACACTGTTTTGTACTCTTATTAATGCAAATCTACTATTCACTATATTAAGTTGTTCACTTGCTTTTTTATAATCCTCTTTCATAGAAGTTAATGCTTGTTCACTCAAACTTACTGCTGTTTCTGCTTTTGCAACATTTTCAATAAGAATTTTCATTCTTTTTTGTGTGTCATTGTAATACCAACTAAATGCAAGACCCATTGCTACTAACAAAGCCATCATTATCATTGTTAATTTCATTCCCATAATATTATCCTTATTATACAGTATTTACACATAGAAGCCAAATTCTTTTTGTTTATGATACCATATATTCCAAGTATATATGGCTTTTTGTTTATTAAAATGGAAGTGTTTAGATAGTAAATTAATAAATTTTTCTCTATCAAAGACACAACTAAAGTCTAAAGGTACTGCATCTATTGTTACGTCATACTTGTATTTTTTTGCAAGTAAATCTATTTGTTTTTCTAATGGCAGATTATGAATAGTTTTATACAATTTATCCGGATAATATGCTCTAAGAGATTCACTAATACTGTTCATATTATTGACTGAAGCGAACCTTCTACTTGCTAATTCTCTTAACTTTGGATCATTGATAACAACTTGATAGTTATTGTATCCAAAACTTAATGCTAGTAAACTATGACCTACTATCGTAGCCACTGGCAGGTCTTGTACTTCATTCTTACTAAACTTATGGTGTAGTTTTAGTTTTGCTTGTATATCGTCACTAATAGTATTGTCGTTGTTTACTATTCGTCCTGCAATATCACCCCAACTACCACCTTTAAAGTAAATATAGTTTTGAGGCATTAATTATGCTATCGCTCGCATTCTTTGTACTAATCTGTCTGCTCTATTAGTAACTTGTTTATACCAACCTGAATCTACCATTTCATCAGCGGCAGTATTCCAATCTCTAGCATCAACTCCACGTTTCATACCTTTAAACTTAGATAATCTTGGTCTGCCCATATTGAACATCATGTTTGCAATTATAAGTTGTGTTTCTTCAGGTAAGTCATCAAAATCATCATAAAGTATCTGACAATCGCCTAACACTACTTCACAATCAGATTGAAATGCTTCAGTAACTCTTTCTTCACTTACTGGAGTATCTACTTCTTGTCCATATTCTGGATCTGATTCTAAAATTAAATGACCGATACCAAATGTAGGATATCCTAAGTGGTCTTTATAAACTGCGTAAACTACGCCTTCGTCAACTGCGAGGTCTTCTTGTAACTGTTGTAAATTCATTGATATCTCCTTTTTTGCGAGGAATTCTCGCAACATTTAACATACCTTCAAGCATGTCTTTACTTTGCTTAATTGCTCTATATTTACGAGGACTAAGTGGTATCTGTTGTTCTATATTATTAGCACTTAGAATATATTTTGGATCTCTTTTAGATCCTTGATAGTATTTCATTGTCCAGTCAGTTGGATCAATTGATGTTAAGTTTTCTAAATCGCCTATCATACTCATAAAATTATTTGGATAACTTGTTCTACGTTCTGCTTCTACAAAAACTAAGTAATACCCATCTTCGATTTCACCTGGACTTGTTTCAGCATCTATTATCCATTCGTATCCTTTTTCTAAGAAATTCTCTAAATCAACTGCCGCATTTTGTCCTAGTACTTTAAAACTAGCAACAACAATATCATCATCAGTGCCAACCTTTGCACTAAATTCATCAAAGTCTACGTTAGGTGTAATTCTATCTTGTAAGTCGTTTGCTACTAATCCCATTATATAACTCCAGGCTCAACAGGTTGGGCAGTCATATTATCTAATCCGCTTTCATACGAAGAATCTAATTCACTTAAATCAACATCACGTCCTTCTAGTTCAATAAAGCCTTCAACTGCATCACTAACTATTTCACTTGGCATTTTAATCT